TTATTCATCGCTCCAATCTAATTTCTGACCACATAACAAGCAATATCTATGTGTTTCAAATCTGTCTTCTGTAAAAATTAAACCATTACAATTTGGACATTTGAATGTACCATAATCATCATCTGGATTAATCGGCTTTTTAGGACGTTGTTTTTCAACGGCAATTTTGCACTCTTCCAGCGTGCCGATTGCTCGGTACTGCTGAACTTCTTCCAGTGCCTTGATTGCCATTGCATAAGCATTTTCAAATAATTTTCCCCATGATGTATCACACGGAATTGCTTTTCCAAGTTCGTTACAATCATATTTTAATTCTTCGATTGCTTCATTCTCCGTCATACCGGCTCCTTTCCACCCTCTAACAGTTCCGGGTTGTCAAATACATTTCCGATGACCTCCATCTCATATCCTCTAAAACAATCAAAATTCCATTTAGCACCAATAGGCAATTTTTCCGATTCAACGCACATCCACGAAAATTGATAATGATTGTCTTGCCAAAATGCTTTGTAAAGATTGCCTTTATCATCCTTAGCAATATCATTCTCATAAATCAGCTTACTGTTTTTATCCTTACCTCCTGTGCACTTGCAGATGGTGGATGGTTCTACCTCGACCATGTTCGGGATATCATTGGTCATTCCCCATAGGATATATCTTCTCTCCCAGATACCATATAAATATCCTTGTATCCATTCGCCATTATCTTTCCGCTTGCCACGGAATAAATATCTATTCTCCATCGTTTATATCCTCCTGTATTTATTCTGGTTCAGCCAATACCATTTACACGCCCTGCCACCATTAACAAATACCATAGGCTTCCCACTATTATTTGCATTTGCACATGTGACACCATTTGAACCACAATACAGACAGTTGGAACATCTTTCTTCAATTTGCTTTTCTTCCAGAACTCTGATATATCCCATTATTTTTTCTCCATTTCTTTCAACTTGGCTTCGGCTTCCTCTCTGGTCAGAAAGACCACTTTTCCGATTCTCGTGCTTTAATCTCTCCATGCTATTCCTCGCTTTTACATTCTTATTTTTTTATTTTATTTTTTTCGAAATCAAACATATTTCCATTAAAAATAGTAAAGGAGATATTCCATCTGGAATATTATTAATTCTTTCTGGATTTCTAATCTTAATCACCTTCATTCTTTTTTAAAAAACTATTTTTAAAATCTTCTAATAATTCATCTGCAGAAACAATAGCAATATCTTCTATTAAACCAACATCATTAACAATACAGTGTTCATCCGTGTCAATGACACAAGCAGAATATTTTTCGTTTGATAATACCCATTTTACAAATGCTTCCGCTCCATTAAAATAATCTCTTTGACGACTATAAATCCAATTTACTACACCTTTATTCCTTCCGATTCCATCTCCTAATGACATATTATTTCTCCTTTTGATTTGATTGGTCTTTTTTCTTATTACTGCATATCCTTCTGGATGTATTCCATTTTTCATATCTCATACCTCACTTCCTTCCACCAAGCGAATCATTCTCAACCATGCTGCATATAATATAAGCAGGTGGCATCAATATGATTGCTTGGTTTTGTTATTTATATTTAAAACTTAAGGGTTAGGCAAACCGGAGTTGTCCGGTCTGCTCTGCCTTAACTCTCATGTTTGGTGTGCGCTTTGCTACACACAGCTCCGGTAAATTTGCTTTTACCAATGCAGCCGGTATTGGTGGACAAACAGCATTGCCACATCTTCTGACCTGCTCACTTCTTGGATATATCTTTCCAGTATAATCATGGTCAATTATGTAATCATCCGGAAAACCTTGGCACCTGTACTGTTCTTTCGGTTCTAACATCCGCAACCCAATATCATATATCTGATATTTTGTACCGTATACCTCTACCAATCCAAAACGGTCCTTTGATGTTAAAGTGTCCAACGGATCCCGAATGTCATGCCCGCCCTCTTCCGAACCATAATATTTAATCAGATATGCCATTACCAACCCAAAGTGTCCCGGCGATGTTGTCACCGTATGCAATGGCTCTCTTATATCCTGTCCGACTCCACTCTTGTAAAATTTGCTCACAAATGCACACACAAGTCCGTATCTGTTTGACCCATCCAATGTCATAAGCGGGTCTGTTATTTTCTGTCCTCTTACATCGTTTCCATTATAGGAATGGTACTGGATAAGGAATGGCATTTTCCCGTCTACGATAAATGGTTCATCTTCATCTATAACAAACTTTTTAAGTCCTCTTCCTATCCGGTCCATTGTTTTCTTTGCCAGCGGCCGAACCGCACGGATGCCGTACTTTTCTTTGATTTCTTCCGAAGTATCAAAGATGCTCGGGCAAGGCAGGGAAAAATCCAACTGCGTGTACGCTCCAACGTATGGTTTCAACATTCCGGCTTTTACCGCTTCGCTATCTGCTGGTCCATGTGTTGGCTCTGGCCATACAATCGGCTTACCGTCACACCGGGCAATTAAAAAGAATCTCTTTCTCATGGTTGGTGCTCCATAATCGGCTGCCACCAGTTCCCTGAAATCCACTTCATATCCTAAATTTAAAAGCTGCCGAACAAACTTTTCGAATGTCTTTCCCTGCTTGCTCCTAATTGGATGATGCCGCCTGTTCAATGGTCCCCAAGTCTTAAATTCTTCCACGTTTTCCAGCATAATAACTCTTGGTCGAACTAATCCCGCCCACCGGCAAGCTACCCATGCCAGTCCTCTGATTTTCTTATCCTTGGGTTTACCACCTTTCGCTTTGCTAAAGTGTTTGCAGTCCGGCGAAAACCAGGCAAGCGCCACCGGATGACCACCACAAGCCTTTACTGGGTCTACTGCCCATACATTTTCGCAGTAATGCTTTGTATTCGGATGGTTCGCCTTATGCATTTTAATAGCTTCTGGGTCGTGATTTATTGCAATATCCACGCTATAGCCGGTTGCCAATTCTATGCCAGTAGATGCACCGCCACCGCCGGCAAAGTTGTCTACTATCAATTCTCCGTTAATCATGGCATCACCTACGGGAAGTCCGCTTCAAATGACAACTGTGCATCTGCGTAATTCAGCCACAAAACTTCTTCTCTCTTGGCTCCTCCTTCTGCCAACGCATCCTTTTTTATTTTTCTCCACCCTTTAAGCACAGAATTATACATATCATTTTCATACCCGCTTATCATCACCTGTCCCGGATGACGTTTCAGCACATCCAACATCTCCAAATGCTCATCATCCGTCATTTCATATTTATATAGGTATTTCTTTCGGGTACTTTGCAAATACGGCGGATCTGCGTATATGAATACATCTGATGTATTATAGCGTTTGATAAGCTCTATCGCCGGGAGATTCTCTATTTGAACACCTTTCAACCGCTTTGATGCCTGAGTAACGACATCCGGATATTCCGCCCATGCTTTTGCTGGATTCGGTGAACTTGATTGTTGTCCACTTTTAAATCCATTATGGTACAAGTTCGCACAACCAAATCCCTGCCAGCATCTTACACAAAATCGTCTGGCTCTTTCAATTTCACTGGTGGAATCCTGATAAGCCAGATCATATTCCTCTCTACTGTATGGTGTATATTCTATCAGTCTTTTAAATTCGTCCGGCTTATCTCTCAGCACCCGGAAAAAATTTACCACCTCACCATGCAGATCATTTACTGTTTCTATATGGCAGCGAGGCTTGTTTAACAGTACCGACAAGCTACCTGCGTACGGTTCTAAATACACATTATGTTTTGGCATATTATTAACTATCCAGTCTGCCAACCGGGATTTTGCTCCCGGATATTTTAATACTTGTTTCATTTTCTTTTCAGGAACCCGATATATCGTTACCCCGGCCGGAGGTTCGGCTCCTTTCCAATATGTCTTGTATTAACATAAACAATGTTATATAATGGCCATGTCTTACTCTGGCCGGAGGATCGAAAAAACAATATGATTGTATTTTTGACCCTTTGTTTGGTAGTAATATCAATTCCATTGTATACATATTTTCTTTTAAGATTTTCAAAAAAATCAAATATGAAGAAAATAAAATGTGGAAATAAACTTTTTCACATAACAATAACTTTTACTACCAAACATAAGACTAAAAAAGAATAATCATTCTTTCTGCAATGGTATTGTCCATTGCAGTTTTTATTTAATAATCCATAAAATCATCCAGATTCATCTGTCCTTTGCAATTTCCGCCGACCGTGGACGGATCCCAACCAACTCCAATGTAGTCTAAGACTTTTGCCCATCCATAATCGTTGCCATCTTTGTCCCTGCACATATGGAACATCAGATAATCCCATTCTTTTGGATTGCTTTCGTGCAATAGGTCAAATCTATGAGGTCTCTTTTCCATATGGATTCCAAATCCACACATACTGCAACCGGTACGTTGCGCTTTGGTAGTATAAAGTGTTCCGTCTGGCTTTTTCTCGATTGTTCCATAGATTTCTGGTATTAATGAATCCGGCATTTTAAACTTCTCTGTAATCCGTCCTTCTTTCAAACCTACTTCATAATATTTTTCTTTCAATCCATTTTTCCAAAGACCATCCATTTCCAATGCCAGCTTTAATATATCCTGTCTGCCAAATATGGCAAATGGTGCCGACCTTATTATTGATGCTCCAAAATAATTGCAGCCATTCATCCGCAGGCTCTTGGCACGTCTGCCGCCCTCAGATGCCATCAGACCTAAATACGGTACGCTGTTATGTTCTTTACCCCAATCATCACAATTTTTTTCTTTGAGATAATAACAGCATTTCGCTGATACCAAGAAATCCGGTTTCTGGAAGTCACATCCTTCGGTTTCATTTTCATATCCGCCGAACAACTTTAGCCATCTTTGATTAAGCTGCATCTTAGAATTTTTCTGCCAGCCGCCGTATTCTCCGGTTTCCCCAGTTATAATTGCATGACGGACAGTTTTATTTTTCTCTGATGGATTTTGTAGCAATTCTATCTTGGCTGCCACTTCTTTTGAAATGACCGGAAATCCAAATTCCTGTATTACTTTCGCCTTTGTCCAATAAGTACCATCATCCCTTTTCAACGGTGGTACATTGATAATTCCGATTGCCCTGTGCACCTTCTGAATACTCTTGTCTTCCAGATATGATGCGGATACTCCCGGAACATCTATTCCGCACACCTCATGGAGAAATATGTATAAAATAATGCTATCCAATCCACCAACCGAAACATGATAATTTAATCCTCTTCCATCACATTCTGTTGCAAATTCCTTTGCCCTTATCTGAGCATATTTTCTTTTAAATTCATACGGCTGTTTTTCTTTCTGCATAAAAGATGCTATCTTCTCATACGTTCCAAGCCGTTCCATTCTTTCCTGTACTGATTCCATTTGTTTCTGGAGTAAAGAGCTCTTTTACGCTGGCCAGCAAACCTCTCACTCCTTTCGATTTATTTTAAAATTTCATCTATGCAGGCATTCCATCCTGCATTCATTTCGTCCGTAAAATAACTATTTGTGTAGCATTCCTGCGAATGCACTGTTTCTTTTTTCTCTGGTAGTTCCTGAAGTGGACACTTTCCATGTCGCTTCACTGTAAATGCATTCTGCGACAGCCTTGACGCTCCATTATAGAGTACATTCATAAGCTGACATTTCTTAATACCTTGAAACTCATACAGGAATTTACACATACTGCACGATTCCGGCATATCCATAAGCAATATTGCTTTAGCCATCTACTTCACCTACCTTCCCATCCTGTCCGGAGAATTGCGCCATGCTCTTTCAGTTTCTAACTCTTCAATCTTTGTTCGAAGTTGTTTATTTTTCGCTTTCAGATTTTTGTTTTCCGACAAAATCCTTTGCAATTCACAAGTATTTTTGTACTCACATTTTTCAGTAATCGAATACTCCGTACACATTTTGCATAATTTTGTACTTGTCACTCTACTCCACCACCTTTTACAATCTCGATTGCATCATCTGTCAGCATTTTTTCCGGCTTTCCATGCAACCGTACACCAGAATTATATTCTTTGCTTCTTTCTTCCAACTGCTTCACAACCTTTTCCGGGTCGTAGGCGGTCGGCTCATCATTAACATAATCAGCCATCATATCTAAATCTGATGTATTTCTTTGTGATTTCTTCCGCAACTCTATCACAGAGTTGAGAATAAACAGCAAATGATCCGCATCAATCAATCTTCCCATCGTTCACTCTCCTGTTCCACGCATTTATTGAATCTTTTATATCAAGGTTTATCTCTGTACGATTCTTACAGCATTTGCATTTGACAAAATATGCTTTTACATCTCTAAATAATCTCTTAACTTCAAACGTTTCTATCTCTGCCATGTTTCCGCAAAATGGGCATGGCTTAAGCTCTTCTTTTACTTCTGCCATTGTGTTCTTCACGCTCCTTCCTACACAGGTATTCCAGTACCTGCATCCTCTATCACATTTTTTGCCTTTCTCGTATTTACACATTGCTTACCTTCTTTCCATACCTGGCATTCATTGTCCGCCATTCTGCCAACATCTGAGGTGTGAATCTTGATAACGAACGGTCATAGTAACTGTGTTCCGGTTCTTCATCACCATATCTCTGAAATGTGTAACTGCCTTTATATTTCAGTTGCCGGCGAATGTATTCTGTTAAATTTTGCTTTCTGAATCCAAGCTGATTACAGATTTCCTTACTGGTGACTTTCTCCATTACCAGCTCGCCATCTTTGAATACGTTGTAATAATATTTTGCCATTCTATCAGCGTCCCTTTCTGCATCTTCTGTCTACGTCATCTAAATGTGCCATTATCAGCCTTTTAGCATATTCTGCAATTTCAGTCTTTTTGTATTTCTCATAAAGTTTATTTGCCTGTTTTGTCAGTTCTTCAAAAAAAGCATCTTCGTTATCAGCTTCATAAAACTGCTGTCGAAATTTATAATAGTCATTAAAAAATTGCCATTCCTCAGAACCTTTTTCAAACTTTTTACTTGCCATAATCAACCGCCCCAACTATCAAATGGAGTATCCGCTGCGTCCATGAATTCCTGCTTATTTCGTTCAGAATTCTTTACATGTAGCAGAAATTTATCGAAATCTTCCATGCGTTCTTCAAATCTCATATGCTCACCATCGAATTTAAGTCCCTCTTTCATGTTTTCGCCTTGCCGTTGTTTCTCCACTTTCAAGCCTTTATATTTCTTATCTTCCGATACGTTCCACAAAAGAATAATATTCGATGCGTCCTGCTCAATATCTCCGGATTCTCTAAGTTCTGACATGGTAGGTTCTTTCGTATCTCTTATTTCAGATGTTCGATTCAACTGTGATAGAAGTATAATTGGTACATGCAATTCCATTGCCAAAGCTTTAACTGCCTTAGAAATATCTCCAACCTCTGATGCTCTATTAGCAAATTTCCTGTCTGCTTTAATTAACTGTAAATAGTCAATAATAATTACATCAAACTGCTGATGCCGGCTTTCTACTTTAAGTTCTCCCACGGTTTTAGAACCGGTTGAAATCAGAACATTGTAGTTTGACATTTCTTCATTGGCTTTATCAAAAGATTCCTTTTCACCACCAAGAAAGGATTTTGCCCTTCGAACACGCGTCAAACTTATTTCGGACAGCCTTGAAACAAAACGCTCGTATACCTGGCTTTCATTCATTTCAAGGTTGAAATAACCAATTTTATAACCTTTTTTTGCCATCTGTCCAATCACTTGTGTTACAAAAGCAGATTTTCCAACACTAGGTCTCGCACCAATTACCGTTACATCTCCACCATCAAGACCACCAAGGCAATCATCTAATTTATAAAATCCGGTTTTTAGCAGTTTCTCGCCTACATGGTCATTGAAATAATTCTCTTTGCATTCCTGGACAATCTGCTTTAATGATTTAGCTTTCAGAGTTTCATTCTCCTGTAGCTTTTCAAGTGTTAGTAAAACTTCCGCAATTGTATTTTCTATATCACATGGCATAAGGCTCACTCTCTGAAACAACTCTTTTGCCGTTCTAGTCTTATAATCCTTTGAAATGGTTATCGCATAACTTTTAATTGATACTGATGTTGGTGTTAATAACACACATTCCTTTAATTCTGCTGACACCTGCTCCGAAGACCACTTGTGATTCTCCATTGCCTGTGACAGTGACATAAGATTTATATCCTCACCACGGTCATAAAGTGCAAGTATCTGTCTATATGCATCCTGACAAAATTCAGATCCAAACATATCTGGTCTTAAATTTGAATAAATCTGCGAAAGTGAATCGTTATCAATCAGTATGCTTCCAATCACACCCATTTCTGCTTCGGTCAACTATCATCACCTCGCTGCCTTTTCTCCACTATAGAAACCCAATAGTCACATTCATTTATCAACCAATCATTATACTTTGGAAGAAATCTGAATCGAGTATCTTCCGGATTCCGCTCCGTGTAATCTTCCAGATATAATTTTGTTGCTTTATATATCAGTTCCGCTACTTCTTTCTGATTTTCTTCAAGCACGTTGCTTAATTTTCTAAGCCAATACTGTCTGGCCAACACTGCACAACTTTTTTTGGGGTACAAATCAAAAGTGTCATTCCATGCCTTTTCGCCATCAAAAGAAAATGTGCTTTCTTTTATATTTTCTTTCTCTATATCTGTATCTATATCTTTCTCTATATCTATCTCTACATTGCAATTTTGTTGCAGTTTGTTGCACTCCGTTGCTACACTGTTGCATTGCAACATTTTTTGTGCATTTTCCCTAGATTTCCGACTTCTACGAGTGCTTGCAGTCTCACTTCCTAGGTTATCCTGCACAAAAGGCAACTTGTACTCAATAGAATCAGATGTTTCCAGTAACCCACATGATAAAAGATACTGAATCGTTACTTGTACGTTGATTTCGTCCTCATCAATATCAAGGGCAATCTCCTTGTAAAATTCATCTTCCAAACCGGAATACTCTAAGTAGCCGCCCTTTTTCAGTGATAGAAGCTGCATCTTAAGGTAAATAATCGTGTAAGTATCACCACCAGCCATCTTCCGAAGTTTCTTGATTCGTTTGCTATCAAAGAAATCATCCATTAGCTTAATCCAATAGTATCGCTTATTCTCTGCCATTCTCACTACCTCCGAGCAATTCAATAACCTTTTCTCCGGCATTCTCTGGTCGGCAAAATACAAATTCAACACCATACTTAAGCTGCATTGTAAGCATGGCTTTTGCCAATTTATCGCCGGATGTCGGTTCTGCCTTTGGTAAAGGAATATTAAGCCATTTACCTTCTCTATGCATATAAGCAATGCGATTATATCTATGTAATCTTGGATTCTGCCACTTAAATACATCATCAATAGTTTTTACGCCATCTGTGTTCTCCACAAGCACATATAGCTTAATGCCGTTGTTCTGCGCTAAAATGCACTCGTCACGGAATCTTGGATGCGCCTTGCCACAAATATTGCCTACAATTTCCTGCATATCCTTTTTGGTATCCACAGAGACATCATAACTTCCAAGAAAATCCATTTTCTTAACTTCCATCTTTCTTGCAGTCTTACGCTTAATAACATCCAGCACCTTATCCGTGGCAATCACATAATCACCAACCGGAAGCGGCGTGCGCAAAACCTCTATGTCATGGCAGTCAAAGTAGCGGTTCTTAAGAATATGCTGTCCCTCTTTCTGTCCTTTGTCCTCAATCAACATCATCGTTACATTCACTTCCTCTCAAATACCCTTCTGACATTACAGAATGGCTAAATTAGGATTTTTATTGTTTTGGTTGATACTTTTTACCAACCATATAGTTTTCAGTGGATAGGCGGTCACACACAGCAACCGCCAAATCATATTTAATTGAACGGTAATTCTTCATCAATTCCGTCAGGGATATTCATAAATCCATCGCCATCCGGTGCAGGTTCCGGTCTATCTACAGACTGGTTGTTCTGTGAAGCTGCTTTGCTCTCTGCAAATTCGCAGCTTTCAACAAGACAATCATTGGTATACACCTTATTTCCATCCTTGTTTGTATAGCTGCCGGTCTGCCAGCTACCACCAACAACAACCTTCGTTCCCTTACGCAGATATTTCTCCACAAACTCTCCATTTTTTCCTAATGCCAAACAGTTGATGAAGTCTGCGCTGGGCTGTCCTTCCTGTTTAAATCTACGGTCTACAGCAAGAGAAAACCTCGCAACTGCCGTTGTTCTTTCGCCTTGGGAATATCTAATATCCGGATCCCTGGTTAGTCTTCCCATTAAAATCACTTTATTCATTTGCTTCTTCTCCTTTCTTAAGCTCTTCAAGTGCCTTATAGAACTCACTACCCTTAATCTCCTCAAAGCCATCATATTCAGGTGTAATACTACTTCTTGAAGTATTCATTCTCAGATACATCTTGCCATCATACTCGAATCTCGAAACATCATAGCCACCCCTATGTAATTCTTCGAAATAATCTCCCTCACAAATCGGATGATTATTGATTACAATGTTTCTCTCAATACATAAGTTCTGAAACTCTTTTAATGTCTTGCTATTGGCTCTGAAACTTCGCATTTTTATATCCGAATCACAAAACCACTTGGTCGGCTTTAATAATTCATTACCGAATTTTTCATTGTTTTCCTTGCAATCCTCAATATATAAGCGGATACGGCTCTTTTCAGATTCATGGAAAGGTTTATTAACTGAACCATCACCACAAATATCATAGGATTGACCTAAAATTTCCTTCCTCTCAAAGAACTCTTTTGCTAATTTTCGTCTTTCCTCTGAATGGATTCTGAAATCACTAATTTCTTCCAGGAACTGTTCATTGGACACTATATAGAATTTTTCCATGATTCTCCTTTCAAAACGGGCAAAGGTTCATATCAACTTCCAATCCTTTGCACGCAACATAAACATTTGCTCCATATTTAACTGTTTCTTCTGTCATTTGTTTGAATAGTGCGGGATTACCGCTTTTATCTGATAAGTGTATTAGAACGACATTTCTCAATGCCGGGTTATCGTTAGTAGAAATAAATTTAAGTGCCGTATCAAGGCTCATATGCCCTCGTAGACGGTGTTCATAGTTCGGTTCGTCACGGTCTACAAACTGCATATCGTAATTAGCTTCACAAAGAATGTGATTTACCATCTGGTTTGAAAAATCGTATTTACAATATTCCAAGTCGGTCAAGAATAACAACTTACCCATTTCCTCATGCTTGATTAAATAGCCATAGCACTCAATTTCTGTGTCATGCGGCACATTGAACGGTACTACTGTAAAACTGCCGATTTGACACGATTTGTTAGGCGAGATGGCTGTCGTACGCTCTCCGGTAATGACTTCAAGTGCGGTCTGCGTTTCAAACGCTGTATAAACCGGGATGCCAGACTGCATGAAATCTTTTATGTAGCGCGCATGGTCTCCTAACCATGCTCATGTGAGACGATACATCCAGCCACATCAGAAATACGCCAATCAATCATTTTCTTGAAGTCCATGAATTTCACACCTGCTTCAATAGCAAGAATCTCACCACTGCTGCTGATTAAAGCGTAACTGTTGCCTGCTGACGATGAACCGCAACAACGCATAAGCATTTAAACCACCTCACTTTCCTTTAACTTCCAAATATATCCACCTGCTTGTTTTCTTATTTTCCCAGGTTTATATTCTTCTTTGTTTGCCACCTGTAAAATATTTCTTTGACAAATTCCAGTAAGCCTGCTTGCGATTTGCCCGTTTGCATATTCGGCAATAAAATGCCCATCTGTATCATACTGCAAAACATGCTTTGGTTTTTCAAACTTATTGTAATTCATTATCCCGGTATTGATTTGTGGGTGCTGTCTCGATGTTTCTATTCGGTGATTCTTTGGATGTATGATTTCAAGGTTGGTAACAACATTATTCTGTTTATTGTCGTCAATATGGTGAACGTGGTAACCATTAGGTATTTCTCCTATAAAAGCCTCTGCCACCAACACATGAATTCTAGTACAACGTCGCTTTTTCTGAATTGGATCATAAAGGACAACACTCAAGTATCCTCCCTTTTCGTTCTTTTCAGAAAGAATATAACCATCAGAATATTTTTTGAAACTCTTCAATCTTCCAAGGTTTGATACTTGATATACACCCTCAAAACTCTTTACCCATTTCCATTCTTCAACCAATAGACCACCTCACTTTCCGAAAAATTCTTCTCTTACATCAACAATACTTCGTGTCTGCCCTAACAACTTCCGGTTGTGCTTTGCCCTCTGCTCATTGTTGCAAATAAACTGCTTGCAGATTTCCGGTCGAACCGGATAGATTCTGCATTTCTCGCAACTCTTTCCGGTATCAAGGAACGGACAAGTCATGTCATAAGTTGCTGTTGTCGGTGCGATATGTTGACACTCTTTAATATGCTTCTTGCGAATATACCGGCGAATAACATCAATTTCCTTTTGGCTCATGGGAAGTAAGTTACTGCAACAATTTCCGCACTGGCTGCATTTCCCATCCTTGCAAAAGTTGTAGATATTATCAGCCATACCTTTCTGAACTGACTCTAAAAATGAAATAACTTCCATAGGCACCACTACTTCATGAAATCCGGTACATCGTCATTCTCAACAACTTCTCCGGCTACTTTTTCTGGTCGTGGTTCAACTACTTCGCTCCCGGTCTCAATAGCTTCGGATTCAGCTACAACAAATGGCTCTGAATTGGCATTCTCCGCAATTTCTTCCTGCGTCTGCTGATAAGTTTCATCCATCTGCATAAGAGACTGTTTTGCAATAGCATTGAGGTCTTTCGGGTGCTTCTTGATTGCATTGTTACGCATCTTACGAACAATCATGGATTCCGATGTATCAAGCCATGCGGCGCTCATGTATGGTCTTGCGACTTCACAGGCAAGCATATCTTCAATAGTCTTACAGTCTAAAAGTGCTTTCAAAATTTCATTTTTCTTTTCTGCGATAGCTTTCTTTTCTTCATCCGTAGCATCATATCTCGTTCTAGGTACAACCTTTCCATTCTTATCTTTTTTTGTTCCAAGTAAACCGAAAGTTTCATTCAACAGATTATTACGGACATGAGCGAAAAGATTTCCTTTTACGCTTTCACGCTCTGCGATCATGTACTCGATTTTTCCATCATTCATTTCAACAGGATAAACAACACGGATTACTTTCTGTGACAATCCTTTTTCTTCCCACTCCGGCGGCGTAACTTCAACACCTCTGTGCTTCGGATATGTAAATTCATCCCCTTCTTTCACAAGCCATACTGGATATACCTTTTTAACATCAACACCAAAGTTACGAAGAAGTGCATCGTTGCCGTCTCCCTCGATTCCCATTTCGACTTCCTTATACCAGTTTCCGTTTGCATCCTGTTTACTTCTCAACTGGAAATAGCACTCTCTTGGTACAGCATTTGCATTAAGCTTAAGGCTTGACACCTGTCCAATAACCTGTCTCAAATTAGAACCATTCAAGTTGCTCATAGCGGCTTTGTTGGATGTAACAAGGTTGTAAATCGCACTCATAGATGCCATAGCACACTGCTTGGAATAATCATCAAACAAAAGTCCATGTTCCGCAAAATCACGCTCCATAAGCCCTGTGTACTGGTTCGCATAATAGGAAAGCTGTGTATTCATTTCCTGCTTTCCCTGTGCCGCAACTTCCTGTTTCTTTGTTTCTGCCATAATTTTATTTTTCCTCTCTTTCTTCAAATTCTTTTAACTGCTCTGCTAACTTCTTACACTCATCAGCCACATATTCTTCGGTGCGGATAACATCATCAATCGGATATTTACTTTCAACCATTTTTCGTAGTTGATACTCTTTTATATGGCCCGGAAACTTCTGTATCGCATAATCCAAGCCCGACTTATCTCCTGCATGTCCGCAATCAAATCCAAACCACCACAAATCACTTTCGATTGGATAATCTGAATGTTCTCCACCGCCTGCGTATGTAATACCACCGTGGCACTGGAAATATGCTTCAATGCGGATTCTTTCATCTTCATCCATGCAAGCACCAAGCAAAGGGAAAATTCCACTTACTTCTCTGTCACCAACATCGGATTTCTTAATTTCAAGGTAATCACTGTAATCCTTTCCGTATAACGGATGGTTCTTTGGGATACCGACATAACCGCATCTGTGGCCAATAGCGCCAAATATCACAATACATTTGTAGCCTGCGTGCTCAAACTCGCGCTCGACAATATACCGTTTCTCTGGTTCCTCATGCTTATTTACAACTGCCACCTTATCAGCACCATAGGTCTCCACCCACTTCATATCAACTGATTCATCTGTAACCGTCAGCTTTGCACCTTTGGCATTTACAACCGTGTCACCGGCTTTTACATTATCCTCGGTGCGGTATGTATAACTTCTGGTGCTGTTTGGAAATTTTGCTTTGATATAATTCATTCTGATGCCTCACTTTCCGCTACTTTCTTTTCCTTTTCAAATTCTTCTTTACTGCAAATCAATAATCCGCCAATATAGCTATCTGGCTTTGTGAGTAATCCTATAACAATTTCATTTGGCATAGCGATTGTCACATTTCCCCATCCGTCCTTGCCACTATGAGCAGATATGATATTGGATAATGGGGAAACCTTTAAGTCCTTGTTATTCTTCTGTGACATCCGTTCCATTATTCCTAATGTTCCAATGCTCATTTATACACGCCTCTCTTTCCTTTATTTCTCGCGTCTTTTTCGCAATACGGAAGAGAACAATGTCCGGATTCCGCAAAATCAAAGAATCCTCTCTTACTTGCACTCTTCCAACGCTTGCATGACATGCACCGTGCATCCGGCTGTGTGACGTTGTTCCCAATTCCTACTCTTGACATTCGGCATCCTCGCTTTCTGCATTGTTAATTGGCATATCCAATGTAACCGCAACATCTCTGATGAACTCGTCCGGAATATAGATTCCTGCCTGCACGCATACCGCATATTGCACCTTTGCAATACTCGCAATATCAGAACCTTGCTTTTCCATTGTCTTTGTCAGAACTTTCAGCAGGTTAGCCACACCGCCATGCGATTGCGGTGTTTTTCTTGTTGACATGCTCCGAATTTCTTGAATATCTGCTTTCATATTTTCCATGAATTTATTTCTCCTATCATCGAACCATTTTTCAAATACATTCCACAGTTCTAAGAAACAGTCCGTTTTAAGTATTGCATCTTCGATACTGATGCATCTTTCCGAAAGAAACAGGCTTATTATCTGTCTTGCGTGCTTTTCAAAATATAATTCGCACTTGCCTTTCAGAAAGTACCGATACCCGGAACCGAATCTGCCACCAAGAAAAGAAAACGAATAAAACGTGTTGCCTTGAAAATATGTATCGTATTTCGTATCCCACTTGGTAAACTTAGGTTCTTCGCCCTTTCTATGCACCAAACGCATAACGCATTTCTTATGAAATACTTCTTCACACATAGCTTTGAATGTTCCCACACAAAACCTTTCGGTTCCAAGGTCAAGCGTTTCCCCTGCTTCTATGTATTTGTCAATGATTTCGATTGCCTTTGCATTTATTGGATAGTCCATATCACATAGCTTCAACTTTCAACTGCTTGTCCTCGGAAACGCTCAAAAGAATTAACTGTGCATCCATATCCGGCACATTGAACTCATTCAGCGATTCCGCGTTATCAACGAAAATCGGCACGCTTACACCGTATAACTCACTAAGAGACTGAATAATATCAAGTCCTGCTACGATTCTGTGACCACTGTTCAAAGTCGAATACGGAACGCCATTTACTGTACACTCACAACAGTCTTTCATGCCGCCATTTAACTGAATTTCGAAGAGTTTGAAATTAACCGTTTTGAAATGACTGTTGATAGAATCTGAAACCTTGTCCAACTTATATCTGATGAACGATTCTAAAAGATAAAGCATCTGTTCCTGGTCTGCAACTTTCTGTCCGATTTCTTTCTGCTCTGCCTGCAGCTGTGCAATGCGCTCATCAATTTCAACATTCTTAGCAGCCTGTGCAATGATTGTTTTTGCATCTTCTAATGCAGCTTCCAATTCTAATTTTTTCGATTCTAATTCCGATGTATCAATGCTGTTTGCTCTCGCAGAATCAATCTGTGACTGCAAATCAGTATTTTTCTTCATCAATGCTTTGTAGTCCTCATTGGTGCTCAAATCAGCTTCTTCCGGCAACTCTGATAGTTTTTTTATACATTCATTTTTAATTTTCATCTGTTCTGTTTCCTGCTCACGAAGTTCTGGAAGTTTCTTTTCTGCATCTTCAATATCAGATTTCATTATTTCAATTTCTGATTTCTTATCAGTACCAAGAGAAGCAATCCGGTTCAATTCTGCAACCTTTTGATTGTTAAATGATTCTCTTATTGTTTTTAAGCGTTCTGCAGCATCTTCTTTTGCTTTTGCTTTTTTCTCTTCAAAATCAGTCTTCAACTGCTCAATTTTATCTTCTGGCAACCGCTGTCCACATAATGAACAGACTGTAGTTGATTCATCAAATTTCCACTTAGATTCATCAAACAGGTACGATGATTCATCAAAAGTCTTTTCCTTTTCACTCATATACTGCTTTCCAAGTTCTGCTTTTTCGCTTTCCAATGTAGGAATTCTCTTTTTCTTTTCAACAATTTCACTTTCCAGTTTTGTAATCTGTTTATGTAAATCATTGAATTTTATTGTTGCTTCATCCTTTCTGTCATCCAACGACCGCCGCTCTTTAATAAGTGATTCATTTGCCTTGCGCTTGCAATCATTAATTTCAAACTGTAATTCGAATTTCTGCTGCTCTAAATCATCAATCACCTTGGATGAAGATTTCATCTGCAACTCAATTTCTTTAATCTGCCGTTCCAAATCAGTCTTTAATAACTCCTGCTCTGCAGTATCCACATCAACCTTGGATTTCTCGGCTTCATCAATACGGACCGGAATTTCAGCCTGTTTTTTCTTCCATTCTGTAAGTGCTTTGGAAAACTTAGCACGAATATCGTCTGTGGATGGTGCTTTTTCCAATTCACTAAGCAATGGAGCATACTGTGAATCTGTCTGTGCAAGTTCCATATCTGAAACCTCTGCTATAAGTTTTATTAAAATATCTCTCTGCTCTTTCCATTTCAGAGAAGAAAAATACTGTGGATTGGTCAGTAACTTGAACATATCTTCACTCTGCGACAGCTCGGAAACATATGCCTTGAAATCAGCTTCACTTTTCGGATAACCATCAATCTCATATGAATTTGGGTTCCCCTGCAAAGTCACGGTGTCGGTTCCACGCTTCTTAACCCAGTTCTGCTTCTGCACCTTAGAAAGCATTACTTCCTTGCCTTCCACGTCCAATACACCTACAACCTTGATTTCTACGTTATCAATTTTCTTACCGTCCTTGTCCAAAGGCCTAACATTAAACTTTTCCTCTCCTGCACTATTCTTGTTAAAAAGCAACCAGGTAAAAGCATCAAAGATAGTTGTTTTTCCGGCTGCATTCTGCCCCTTAATACTTGTTTTATTTGAGAAATTCACTTCAAGACTTTTAATTCCTTTAAAATTCTCAATGTGTAATGATTTTAAAATAATTCGCATAATT